TTGTGCAGAATTGGCATATTCCATAATATTATCCTTGGATTTCTAGTTTATTTTATTTATCTTTATTTTGAGATAAAGCACTCAACATACTATTTCTATCTGAAACAACATATTCAGCGTCTTGTTCTATTACTTTAGGCATTTTGTGTATGTTTTGATCCAAACGCATCTTTTTAAGTTGCATTTCGATTGCTTTTAATTTTCTATCTGCTTTAGCATTTTTTGCATCTACCGCTGTCTTTAATACACTAGATGCGGCTTCAAATATCTTTCCTGCATTGCGATCTTCTACATTAAACCCTAAATCCATTAAATCTTCAAATGCTTTTTCTGCTTTATCAGCATATCTATCCATATCTGGATCACTTGAGTGTATATCATCAACGTGAGTTAATGATGTGTTAATGCGATCGCTCATATCAACAACATTTGTTACTGGGGCTTCTGCTATAACTTGCTGTTCTTCAACAACAGGCATAGGAGCAACATCTTCAATAACTGGAGTTGCTTTTTTATCACGTGATTCGTAGAACTCTTCTGCTTCTACAGGATCTGCTAAATCAAATAAATCTTCTAATTTTTTAGTCATCGTTTGCTTCTGCCGTAATTATTAAATATTTCTTTTTCTGTTACAATACGAAAATTAATTCCTTTACGTTTGCACCATTCACTTGCGGCTGTCCATTTAGCATGATTTAATGCAACCGCCGCCTTATCAGTTCTTGACTTTGCTTCAGTAAGACTTGATTGTGTACTTGGTTTTATTTCAACCATTTCCATACGTTTTTGACCTTTTTTGTTTTGATAAACAATCATAAAATCTGGTACATAAACAGTATGTTTTCCTGTAAAGGGATTCCTATACGGAATTGAATGACCTTCACTTGCCCAACCTATAACACTTGGATGACCATCACACATTCTCATAAAAACTAATTCCCAACTACTTCGATAATGCGGTGTATGTTTACCAAAATATTTTCCGGGATTTTTACAAGTATATTTTCCTTGTTCGTATTTTCGTCTTCGCATCTATCATCCTCATTAAGCGGTAATAATATCGGTCATTGAATCTGCAATATTTAAACTGTTAGGAGTAGATTTGTCCTCATCATTATTTTCTTCATCACCGACTTGAGCAAGATATTTTACTTGTTCAAACGATACATTCATTGTCCATTGGATTGGCCCTGAATCACCATAATTTAAAGTATCATGTGCAATACTATTAATTGTTGGGTTATATAATACTACTGGATCAAGTTTCTTTATATTTTCTAGTGTAAGTTCGTCCGGCCAGCCCCTGGTAATCATAATCCATTTTATAAAATTCTTTTGATAAGCATATGGTGGAGGACTAAAACCAAAGCCACCGCCATGCTGTCCGCTTGCTGATATGTCACTTACAGGATCATATAGTCCTTGTATTGAAGATGGAAGCATTCTGTCTTTGTAATAGTATCTAAAATAATTTTGATATACTGATTGAAATGTATTATCAACAGTATCATAGAAAACTATGCTGATAGGATTATACGAATGCCCTGTTTGTATAATTCTTTTCCTGTTATATTGATTTACTACTTGAGTATCAAATTGTATAGTAGGAAGTTCTATTTGAACCGCTAGCGGATGAGGCACCGACCTTGTGGTATCTCTTTGATCATCGTCCCCGTCGTCCTTGGAGAGTTTGGCAAAATCAAACTGGACATAAAAGTTAAACTTTTGCCGGGGCCTTAATTCCATAGGCTCCCCGTAAGGAGCCATTACATTAAATTCTTTTTCCGCTAACGTATATGCTGACATTAGTTACTAGACGTTGCGCCGACATTAAGTCTAGATGGTGCCCGACTTAGAATTGCCAAGCCGTTTGCTCCAGTTTGTTCGGCATTGTCGTATCTAATTGTCATCGTTACTATTTGTGCATCATTATTAGCATAGTTACTCTCACCATACTGTATTTGCGACAAATAACATCCACTTAAACTCCAGGCATCTAAAATATTTTCATCTGCTACTGGGTTTGCTCCATCCAATGTTTCGATTAAAGTTGAAAACTTGTAATTGACAGCGGCTATTGGTGCACTCTGTGCTGAGTGATCCATTTGGTTTTGAACTTGTGAACCAATTGCTTTAATTACATGTCCATCAACGTCGTCTCTAATTATACATTGAATTGGATTCCAGGTATGTTTACCTGCTAGATATACTCTTGAATTATATACTTCAAGAGTAATGTCATCGTGTTGCAAGTCAGGCCGACCAACACTAACTAAGTTTCTTGTGAGCCTGATTAAACTATCAGTGGCGTTACTACCACCTAAGTTTTGAAATGTAACCCTAAACCTATATTGCAATTTAGGCATTAGAGTTGTACCTTCGGGTTGTGTCCCGTCAACAGGTACTTTAAAATTGCTTAAAACAGCCATTATACTCTCCAAGTCGTTTCTAGTATTTATTAAATTTAGACAAATTTTGAGAAGCGGTTTGCAGTGGCCCCCAAATTAGGCGCCACTGCACGAAGATTAACTAGAACCGGAAAGTTTACCGGTATTAAGAATTCTTACAGGTATGTAAATAAATTCTGCGGCTTTTGTTGGCTCAACGCCAATATCAATCCAAAGTTCATTTCGATCAATTCTTGCAGATGTATTATTGCTTGTATCACAAACTACTGCAAAGTCATACAATCCACGTTTTGCTTGTATGTCTCCTAAGAATCTTTCAATCATATCTTTGATGTTTGCTCTTGTTAATGTATCATTAGGTTCAAAAATAAACGGTCTTACAATTTTATCAAGACGTTCTCTTAGATAAATCATCAAACGAGAAACATTTATTCTATCTAATGCACTATCTGCGGCATAAAGAGTTTTTTGTCCCCAAACTATAACACCTTCACCTGGAAAGTTTGCTACTGGATTCACTTTTTTAGCATATAAAGTGTCTCGCAAACCTTGTGTTAGTGCTACTGCCTTAAATTCGCTTTCGCTGTCAATATAGCCAACGTTTGTAGCATTTTGTACTGATCCTCTTGCAATACCTGCTGGTGCAAACCATGGATAAGAAACATTGTCATTGTATGCTAATGTTCGCATAATTGTATGACTCATTGGCTGAGCTACTGTATAACCATCAACGTTTGTTGTTAATGCTACACCTGGATAGTAAACGCCCATTTTATCATTCTTAGGACTTACTAATCCATCTTCGCCATTTTCTACTGCGGCTGTACCATCAATCCATGTACTAATATTTGTTGCATTATTAGCAAGTCTCATTGGTGAATCAATAACACAAAATGCAGTTTCTTTTCTATCAGTTGATAGAGTAGACATTTCGTCAGCACATTCAGGATAACCTGGTGCAGTAATTAAGTTAAAACTTAATGTTTCTGCTCTTAAGTCATCATCTGATAATGCGGCTTGCATTGCAATAACAACAACTTTTCTTTGTGCCGCTCTGCCAAAATTTCCTGATCCATCAGCGGCTGTTCCACTTGCTGAACGCCATTTCCATGAAGTTGTTAATGAAGTATCATACTTTCTAACATTATATGAAGAACGACATAAGTTCATTGCAAGCATCCCATCCGGATATAATGCTGGATTTGGTCCACCTGTTATAACTGTTGCACCAATGCTTGCATTTGTTGAGTCACTAGAGGTTTCAGTAATGTCTGCAAATACAACACCATTTGGAGTTGACTGATCTGAACTATCACGTGATATCCATGCACTTGTGCCAGTATCATACATTTTAAATACAAGACCGCCACCTGTTGTGTCCATCCATAAATCGTTATTACTTGGTCCAGTCGGTGCCGTAGTACCTACAGAGCTAATTGTTTTAGGAATCCAAAGTCCTGTTGCTTTAATATACATATCAAAAGAACCGATTAATGTAGTACTATCATACCAGTATGTGCCGTCCGTTGTAGAACCTGTTAATGCAGTTGGACTACTTTGCAAATTACCTGATGCAGTACCTGGTGTAATTGCAGTCCATACACCTGCTCCATCAGCAGTTTTAACACTCATTTCTGGATCGCCAGTATCGTGATCAATTGCATCAATATAAATTTCACCTGCGGCAGGCGTTGCTCCACCGTTAATATAAACAGTTATATCGCCTTGGACCAATCCTGTGTCGGCTGTTCCGCCTACTGTAATAGCGGTAATTTTACCTGACGAGTCAACTGTTGCTGTTGCAGTTCTATTTGATGCACCATTCAATGTAATAGTTGGTAAATCACCTGAACTGTATCCTGATCCACCATCGTCTACTGTGATACTAGCAATATCACCGGCTGTAATAATAGCGGTTCCGTATGCTTGTGACCCAACACCAAAACGTCCTGGTGAATTCGCTTCATCATCAGAAAATAATACAGGTGTTGTTTTAGTTGTCCATCCAGCCGTTGTTGAACTGTAAGATTTCATAACAACATTCATTCCAGCATTTGCTGAAGTCATCTTAATCCATACATCGTATCTGGCTGGACTTGCTGGTACATTTGTATGTGGATCAACATATATATTTGTTGCCGCATACACTCCACCAAGTGCTTGCATATCTGTTTCTCTAATTTCTGTCCATGTTGCTGATGAGGTCTTTTTGTAATATCTCCATCCTGCTAATGTTGATCCTCCGCTCCCTAAACTAACGATTGCATATGAATCAACTGGTAATGCCGCTACTGTACTGATAGCATTATTAGGAACTGCACTTGCGGCGGCTCCTGATATTTCGCCTGCTACTAATACAGTTGGTGTCTTACTTACCCAAGCACCAGCACTATCGGCTTCAAAAATGCCCCATGATGTTGATGCTGTATCAAGCCATACTTGACCATTGTTAGGTGGTCCTTTTGGTTCTGTTGCAGATGCTTCTAATTCGGTAGTATTAATGCCTGCTCTTACAACATAAGCCCGACTTGCTATTCCTAGAAAGGAATATGCGGCCAATAAACCCCACTCGTTTGTTTCATGCCCGTGTACTGGAGTTCCGCTTGTAACTTTAAAAGTAGGATCTCCGTAACTATTAAGTAAGTCTCGTTGACTTGTAATAAGAGCTACGTTTCCAGCCTGGGCTGAAGTTGTATACGGTGCAGTGGTTGTGCCGTCCGTCAACGTTTTATCTTGCCCTGTTGCAATGATAAACATTGGTACTGTGCCAGTTCCGACGCTGGCATAAAATGATTCGTCAGTTACCGAAACACTGACTCCTGGTGATACTAAAGTTGCCATTTAGTTTTCCTTAAAATTATAGGTCTCTTTTACATATTTATGTGGTATTTGGTATATAGTGGTGTTTAACCGATGACAAAATGGAGCGGATCGCCACCATCTTGGTAAGTTACAAGTTCTTGCTCGAGCTTGTCCATTGATGCCTGTGCATCTGTACGTAATGCCTCGCCATTTAATGTAGTACCACCTTGTGGTCCTGCAATTTGGCTAAATTTACTTCTTGCTTCTGCTATAATTAATTTTGCTTCTGCTACTGCCCAACTTCGACACCAAAATCCAGCATATGTATCGCTTAATAAATCTGCTTCAGGTCTATAGTTATAACAATGTAGAATAACATTTTCATCATTACTTTTTACTTTTCGTTGTATTGATATTGTTTTGCTACTAGGCTTCCATGTAAACATATATTCACTACCAAACATTCTACCAAGCATTTCTCTATGTTGAGAATATGCTTCAAAGGTCATAAGGCCACCAGCCCGTCCTGAATGCAACAAATATGTATTAAGATATGCCGCCTCGAAAGGCTCAACATCATTTCCATATGTTGTTCCAGAAATACCTGTTACTGTTCTATAGATATCTTTAACTTCGATTATTTCGTCAGGTAAGACATAATCACTAACTTCCTTTGTTAATGAGAGTATTGCGAAACTTTCTTCTGTTGCATTTGATGAACGTTGTCTATAACGGTCTAATGCGTGATCAATGCTTAAATTATAATGATCAGCATCTAATTCAACATCTACAATACCTCCACCGAGGCTAAGTTCTATATCTTTAATTAATTTCTGTCGTTGAGACTGGGCCATACAACTACCTTTTACAATATTTATGAAAAAGGAGACTAAGGTAGTTGCATGGACTTGGGATCTATTTAAATACTTTGAGGATTACAGTATCATCACCAAATCGCGGAGTTAACCGGGTTTCTACTGCATTTATGCCTGTAAACCATTTATCAAACTTAGTTTTGCTAAGTCCTTTACATTCTTTTAATTGTTCCTTAGGTTTACGAAGTGTTTTCCTAACACTTAGGTTTTCGTTCACATTTAGTATGGTTGTACCTTTTGCTTTAAACCCCATACTGTCATCGGCAATTAAAACACCAATCTTTCTAAATTTACATTGATAAATCAC